CGATGAGGAAGGCAACGAATACGAAGCGATAGACGACACCGTGCAACTTGAACCAGTTGTTAAGATTTGGGAGGAGGAGTATATTGTCAAGTTTAAGCGCAATGAATACTGCCTCATTTGGAGAGAGGACGAGCATAGCTATTATTACCAAGACGGCAAGGAGGCGAAAGGTGCTATCTTTTATTATTTCGACCAAAACGAAATAAGGGAGATATACCAAGTTGGGAAGCTAAACGATGGCACACCAATAATGGAGGAACGGACTTTGATAGCTCATAATATGGGCTTTTTGCCTTGTTGGAAGTTAGGCGGAAAAGCCGTTATTGACGATGGCGAGGTATTGTACCGTTCGCATTTTTCGGATGCTATTCCGCACTTAAACCAAGTGATCCGGATGGAAAGCAACCTAATGATGTCAACTTACAGGCTTGCGTTTCCTATTATAATTGCAGTAGTTGACCGCTGCCGGAACGTAAGCATGGAGAAAGGTCCATGCAACGGGGGCAAATACGCCGATGGTACAATTTGCGAGGCTTGCAACGGGTCAGGCAAAAACCTAAACCACAGCCCGACAGGAATCTATGAAGTAGCAGCAACGGTAGGCGCAGCCGGCGAGGAAAACAAGTTACCAATGACGCCGCCTATTCAGTTCGCTGCACCGGACACGGCTATTCTTGACCATTTACAACGCCAAATCGACAACAAGAGAAGGCAGGCATTTGGTATTTTCTTTGAGCCTGAACAAGCAGATGCAGGCACGGCCACCGGAAAGCAAATCGAAAAGGAAGAATTTCAGATGTTCCTGACCCAATTTAGCCGGGAGTTTTTTCAACTTATGGACATGGCGATTGAGGCGATTGGAGCAATGCGCTACGGGTCAGAATTTGAGAAGCCGGAAATCAAAATGCCTCAAAACTTTAATTTCCGGACGTATGAAGATATAACCGGAGAGCTTGGCACAGCAATTGAAAAGAGCCTGCCGAACACCTATGTAGGCGAGCTTATGAAGGAGCTTGGCTATACCCGCTTTGGCACGTCTGACCAAGCTACCCGAATGATTGACGCGCAGTTAAAAATCGACAGGCTTTGGAATGTAACGCCCTTGGAATTAAGGGCAATGGTAGGCAGTACCGCCACCGTGCAGGAAGCTATCTTGCACACTTCATTCTTTACGATTGTTGCCCAAGCGCAGCAGGACAACGAAGTCTTTTGGGAGTTGCCTACCGAGCGTCAAAAGGAGATATGTTTGGAGATTGCCGGAACATACGCCGAGCAATTTAGGGCGAATGAATTTCCACCAGTTTAACAAGTAACCAATTTCAATTAAATATGAGAAAGCAAGCAGGAGCGAGCAAAATGCACCAACCGATTGCCCTTGTCAGGGTGGCAAGGCCAAAGAATCAACGGGAACACCAACCGGGGCCTCCGGGCGACCTTGGCCGCACCGTTGAAATGAATTTCATGGCAGAGGGATTTGCGCCGCAAGCCGAGGACATGGAGAAAGCAGCAGGCAACAAAGCAGAAGCCCGCAAGCATAGCTTTTGCCGCATGGTGGGAGCGCAGGGGTTAATGACCGACAAAGACTACAAAGCGAAAAACTTTGAGCCTTACGGGATTGACCCCAAGTTTATCTTCGACTATGAAGCGGAGGAAAAACTGGCCATGCAAGAAGCGGAAATTGCCAAGCTAAGAAAAGAGCTTGAAATGCTTAAAAAGGGAGGTGCTAAATGAGCGAGTTGAACGAAGATGTACGGAAAGCGATAGCCGACCTTACAGGCATTGAAGTTGCCGAGGATGCCAACTTGGACACCATTAAAAGCAGCTTTGGCGAACGATATGTGGCCAAAGAATTGCACAAAAAGGAGCTTGACGCAATCGCCGGGAAGATAAAAGGCACGACAGAATCGAAGCTCAAAAAGGTGCTTGGTGAGCAAGCCAAAGGAAAGAGCTACGATGAAATGATTGAGCTATTGCCGCAGCACTTTGAATCTTTGCAGGAGCAAATTAAGGAGGCGCAAAAAGCCGGAGGCGATGAGAAGGCGGCTAAGTTACAAGCCGAGCTTGACAAGTTCCGGGAGTTGGCCGACCAAAACGCCGCTACTATTGAAACCCTACAAACCGAGCGAGACGCTGCAAAGACAGAAGCCGAGCAGCGAATCGAGCAGTTTAAGACCGAGGCCGCAGTAAAGCAGGCATGGAGTGGAGCTAAATGGAGCGACACCGCCGACCAATATAAGCGGCAAGGCATTTGGGCGACCGAGGTTGAGGGTAAGTACCAGTTTAAAGTCGAGGGCGGCAAGACGCTTGTGTACGATGCCGAGGGTAACATTTATACCGGAGGCACGGCCAATCAACTGACTGCCGACCAACTGTTTGAGCAGGTGCTGAAAAAAACAGGCAGCTTAAAGCAGAACCCCGGAGGCACACCGCCCGGAGGCAGGAGAGGCGAACCTGACCCAAATATGCCCGAAGCGAAGCGCAAAGCCTTAGAGCGAGCGCAGAAGCGAATCGAAGCAGCACGCAAATAAAAGAAGCCCGGTTAGTACCGGGCTTTTCTGTTTCTAATCTTTTCACCTAAACGTTCAAGCCGTGCTTTGGTTTCCGGCTCAATATCAAGCCGTGGAGCGTCTATATCAGTTGCATAAACAACGGCTGCTTTAGTGGTGGGCTTATATTGTATGTCTGTAATTTCGATAGTTTTACCTTCCATAATTTTTGATTTTGGCCAAAAGTAAAGCAAAAAACTTTTGACCGATTCGTGCTAATTCTTAAAATTCCTTAACTTTGTATTGTCGCTGCACCCAGCGAGCCGAAATAGGGTGGTTCTGTCGGTAAATCGCCACCGAGCCGAAATTAGGCGAGCTAACGCTCAAAAACCCTATTAAAATGAGCCAGTTATCACAATTTATCAGTTGTCCAAATGTTCAGCTTTCTTTGGCCGAGGCATTTGACTATGACAACAATCGTATGGAAATGCCCGGTTTGTTGGCATTTATCTTGTCAGGATTGAACCGCAATGGCGTTGTTCAAAATCAAATCAACTTCCGAGACCACGGACGCAGAGCCGTTGAGGTAGTGTACGACCAACGCTTCCTTGAATCTTGGGCCGAAGCGACCGGACGTGCTTCTTGCGGAAGCTGGGGACGTGATGGCGAAACAAGCCAAACCTACTCCATTTCACCTTCCGATGGTTTCCGTGCAGGCTTTAGCTTGTACACAAGCGAAATCGAAGAACGCTGCCAAGAGGATGAGCTTTACATTGCCAAGCGCATCAACAAGTTGATTGATGTTTTGACCCGCCGCATGGGAACAAAAGCAGCCGTTGACGTACTTGCCAACCTTGGTAACTTCGCTTCCGATGTGGATGCAGGTAACGCCCCCGGCACTACTACCCAAATCAACGGTGCGACTAAGCTGTCAAACGGTGGAATCGACTATGACCTTCTCGAGGCAATCGCTTTTCAAAATGAGAGCAACTTTGAGGGCGGCACTCCCAACTTTACCTTTGGTGGTGAGTTACTTTGGAAGTACATCAAGGCTATTGGTGCAGCTACCGAGAGCAACACCCAAACAGGTTTGGCAGTTGGACGCTATGCAGAAGCAAGCGGCGTAACCTTTGGCTATGACCGCAGGGTTCAAACCAACGCTTCTAACGCTGCTGACTTAGTTAGCCTTATCCCCGGTGCAGTTCAAATGATTTCCTTTAACGAGTTCAAAGGAATCTTGGACTTGGAAACCGATACCGAAGTGTACGGAACGCTTGAACACCCAATGTTCGACCAGTTCCCAGTTACCTTCGATTACCGCGCGCAATTCACTTGCGATGATAGCGGTGGACGCCGTTGGGATTTCGAGTTGGCTACCAACCACGACTTCATCTTCTTGCCTTCTGATATGTATCAGGCAGGGGATCGCTTAGAAGGCGTGAACGGTATCACTTCCTACCGGATTGTGAATCCTTAATCTAACCGGGGCGGCTTCGGTCGCCCCTTTTTTTATCTTATTATGGCTTACCGACCCAAACCGGGCAACCCAAAGCCGAGGCCAACAAAGCCTCGTGGCGGCTGCTCCGCTTGCTCAAAGCGTAAAAACAAATAAGAGATGGCCAATACCTGCCTTACAGAGTTGATTTTTGTGCCTGACGGGTGCAGTTCACCTACTGCCGACCAAACAAGTTTAGCGGATTTGCAGGGTTTCGATATTTACGAAGCCGACAACATTACAACAAGCTCCGACAATAGCGGCGTTGATGTAATGAATAAAGCCGTGAATCGTGCCGCCGGGAAAATCACCCGTGAATTTAGGTCTTATTTAGATGGCCGAGGTACATTCAATTCAACCTTGGGCAAAGGTACAGTTGGTTATTTTGACAAGAATCAAGAGTCAGATCCGGCCAATACCGGGTTTTACCGAGGCGTTGAAATTGAGGTCAACACCTACCCTTATGTAAAGCTGACTATTGGCACTTGCCAAGCGTTTTTAAAGCAGTCAGGAGCAACGAACCTATGGGTAATTGACCTATTGCAAGGCAAGATTGTGGACACCATTGGCTTTACTGCGGTATCAAACGAGATTGTGAACGTGGAGGTCAATAAGACCTATTACAGCAACGGGCAGGAGATGCACTACCTTATTGCTTTAGATGGCGATTTAGATGCTGTTGAGACTTATATCAATCCAATAGGCAGGTGCGACAGCAGCACCCGTGGCAATGTAGGTCCATTCCTGTTTGTCAATTCCGCCAAACTGGACAAGTCCGGTAACCTGAACGACAGGCAACTTAATGGCCGAGGCTACACAGGTGGGCTGTCTATCAATATGCACCTTGACTGCGATGATGCAGGGTGGATGTGCCAATACCGCAGCCGACTATCTGGGGCGATGCTATACGCAACGGGTGTAGAGCTTATGGACGAGCTTTTGTTCAGCAAGCGAGTGAATAGCACCACTACCATTGATATTGAAGACGCCCAAGATAGGCGCAACTTGTATGCCCAGTATTACAAGAACGAAATGGACAATTTACTAAAAAACCTTGCGATTAAAGACGATGCGTGTTATTCATGCGTTCAGCGAATCGCTAACCGAGTATCAATACCATGAAAACATTTACTTGGATATTAGCATTTGTAGCGGCGTATTTCGCCCCCATTACAGGCGTTTGCGTGGCGGTTGCTGCTGCTATCATAGCCGACACCTTAATCGGTGCAGGAGCGAGCTTAAAAAAGGGCCATAAATTCAAGTCTGTACGGCTTCGCACTGGATTAGTTTACAAGATGCTGATATACCAATGCGTCCTTTTGACTGTCTATTTAATCGATGTAAACATATTTGGGGCTGTTTTTGACAATGTAATTGGAGAAAGGCACTTAGTAACCAAAGCAGTTGCGATTGTGCTTATAAGCATTGAGGCAATTTCGATAGATGAAAACTTTGAAACCCTAACCGGGCAGCGTTTAAGCAGCCGAATACGCAGCCTTATTGTTAAGGCGAAAACACTTAAAAAGGACACCAAGGAGCTTCTTTAGGCTTGCTCCCGCCTTTGCTTAGATTGCCCGGCTTTTGTCGGGCTTTCTTTGTTATGGGCAAATGTTAAAAAGTGTTAAAATAGTTTCTAACTATTGTTAGTAACTGAAATGGTTGTATATTTGTAGTGTTAAACAACACAAACAAACAACGACATGACAAGCATCACAATCACCGTACCAATAAAAGCAGGACAACAGGCTTACTTTCAACTAATCTTTCCTAAAGAAAAATTTATGGAAATTGTTGAAATGACATTTGCTACCGTACAGGATGTTATAAACGGAGAAAAACAAGGTTTGTACACAATCCAAAAGTAACCAACCGGGAGGGGCAACCCTCCCTAAATTTTTTCCTATGATACTTCAAATTTACTTCGCAGCAATGAGCATATTACCCGGACTTATTCAAGTGGAAAGCCGGGGCAATGCCTGCGCTTACAACGCAAAAGAGGACGCCGCCGGATGCCTTCAAATACGGCCTATAATGGTACGGGAAGCGCAACGCCTTGGAATCGACTTCACCTTAGACGACAGGTGGAACTGCGAGAAATCAATGGGGCTATTCATTGCAATACAAATGGTCAAGGGGCGCACCGACCCCGAAGCGATGGCACGCTGTTGGAATGGAGGGCCAAGAGGTATGCAAAAAGAATCAACGCTGCACTACTGGGAGGCAGTCAAAAAAGCTAATCAAAACCAAACACCATGAACACGACACCCGAACAAATGGCCCAGGTGGCTATCAATGGAACAGCCGGAATCCGGTGGGAGAAAATCCTTTACGACATCCTGCACAATCCAATCCTGCGCAACTATGTAGCAACGCGGACCGGAACAGACGAGGAAACCGTTAAGCTCAACTTACTAAGAAGTAGGTCCCGGCCAAACGCAGGGGCGGCCAAAAGAGCCGACAACATCCAAATCAAATACAGGTACTTGTGGTGGCAGTATTACAGACAGGATTAACACTTTTTAACATTTAGCAGTCAGTCTGTTATTTATCTTTGAAGCAAACAAACAGCATGGAAAAACCACGAGCATACCATTTGGTTAAAACCCCAAACGCAACGGGCGGCAAAATCAAAATCTTGGTCAAACAAGGTGCTTCACCTTGGAAGCAAGCGGCCTCCCTTAACTGGATTAACGGCTTCGAGGGCCTGACCGAAAAGGACCAAACCAAGTTTGCCGACAGAATAGTAATGAACCTTCTTAAACATCAATACGAGCAATTATGAGCAAGACAACTCCAATCTATGAAGCCTTAACGGCTATCATGGCCGACTGCGGCGCAATCGCCAAAGGGCGCAAGAATCAACAACAAGGGTACAACTTTAGAGGCATTGACGACCTGTATAACGCTATACACCCTCTGTTTGCCAAGCACGGCGTCTTTGTAACTTCCGAAGTAATTGAACGCCACCGGGAGGAAAGGCAAACGCAACGTGGCGGGCTGCTTCTTTACACTACCCTCCGGGTTAAATTCACCTTTTACGCAAGCGATGGAAGCAGCGTAAGCAGCATCACCGAAGGCGAGGCGATGGATAGTGCTGACAAGTCCACCAACAAAGCCATGAGCGCAGCACTCAAATACTGCCTTATGCAGATGCTTCTAATCCCAACCGAGGAATTGAAAGACGCGGACGCAGTTACTCCGGAGCCTGCACCAAAGCCCAAACAAAAACCTGTTTTAAGCCCTGAATCGCCAACTTGGGAACAAGTAGTGGCAGCAATTGCAAGTGGCCAACGAACTATTGAGCAGGCAAAACAAAAGTTTGTAATTAGCGCCAAAGATTTGGAGCTTCTGCAAAGAGCAGCCGACCATTTAAAAGCAGAAATTGAAAACCAACAAGAGCAAAAACGATGAACACGAACGAAGCAAACAACGTGGCCTACGAGATTGCTCAAATGGCAGCAGCAGTAGAGGAAGGCAATGCCAACGCCTTAGAAGCATACGTGAACGCTGCCAAGCTAAAAAAGGTATGCGAGGCGGTAATGGCACAAGTCAAAGATGAGGCGGTTGGAGAGGCGCAAAAGTACGGCAAAGAAGCCGAGGTATACGGGGCAAAGGTGCAGGTACGCAATGCACCGCCGCAATACAGCTTTAAGGATGATCCGGTATTTGTCAACTTCGACAATTTGGCAAAGCAGCGCAAGCAGATGCTAACCAAGGCGGCCAAGAGCAACTTTACTTTGACCGACGAAAACGGGGAGGAAATACCCAAGGTAGGCTACACCGAGGGAGCCACAACGATAGCCGTAACAATTAAGTAATTCACCCGCCCGGATCGGTTGGTCCGGGCTAAATTTTTAAAACAATGCACGAAATGCAACGAGTAAAAGACGAATTATATCGCCTTTTTGAAATAGAAGCAAGCCCTAAAGAAGTGGCGCAAATTATTAGAGCCTTTAATGGCATAACGCATAAAGTAGACAGCGCACGGATAGCGGACGCCGTATGCGCTACCTTTGGGATTGAACTGGAGGATTTAAGAGGCAAATGTAGGGAGAAGCCTTTGCCAACAGCAAGGAAGGTATTTTGTTACCTATGCGTTGTCCATGCAGGCTTAGACGAGTACGAAACGGCTAAGATTATCAACCGCCACAGAAGCACCGTGTACGTTCATGTAATGGAGGTGCAGAGCGATTGGATGGTAAGGCCAAGGGATGCCAAAATGTTAAACGATGCAGCCCTTATGTGCGGCTTACCCAAACAGTTAACGATTGTTAATAGGCACGTAGAGTTATAATTTTATGCCTAAATTGCACTAAATCTTATAAAAATGAAAGCGACAGAATTAGAACAATTAAGCTTCACTTATGCCTTGACGCACTGGGAGCGATGCCTGCCAGTACCGATGCTTTCCGGGCATGAGGTTTGCCTGCAATACTTCGAGGGTAACCAATACAGCGAATCTCATTTAGTTTGCTCCCTGCCTTTTGTGGCGGGCGATGAAGGCAAGTTGCATACCTGCGAAATGCTGAAAATCGACAACCCAACAGAGTTTGACGCTCGAAATCTAATTCGGTGGCTCGAAGTGCAGCGACCCGACCTCCAAATCAAATTTGATAAACTTTAAACTTTAAATATGGAAATCACAGGACGAATTTTTAAGATTTTGCCAGTCCAGTCAGGAATGGGCAAAAGCGGCAAGGAGTGGAAGCGTGGCGGCTTTGTCATGGCTACCGAGGATAAACTTTAAACTTTAAATATGGAAATCACAGGACGAATTTTTAAGATTTTGCCAGTCCAGTCAGGAATGGGCAAAAGCGGCAAGGAGTGGAAGCGTGGCGGCTTTGTCATGGCTACCGAGGCCGAGTATAGCAATGATGTTGCTTTGGACCTTTGGGGCAAGATGGCCGACATGAAGCTCCAAGAAGGGCAGCGAGTGAAAGCGTCTATTGATGTTAGCAGCCGGGAGCACGAAGGCCGTTGGTACACCCAAGCGAAGGCGTGGAAGGTAGAGGTATTAACCGATGAAGCAACCGGATCGGCACCGCCGCCTCCGGCTCCTGACATGGGCAACGAGGACAATTTGCCGTGGTAACACTTTTTAACTACCCGCCCTTGGCAATTAGCTTGGGGCGGGTTAATTTAGAACCAAACAAACAACGAAATGATGATTTTAGAGAAAACAATGGAAGAAATGCCAAGCTCATTTACTTCAAATGAGTTTAACAAAAGGGCTGTGAAAAACGGCTATCCACCCAAAAACCTAAAAAGAAAAGGTTTAGCAAGTTTCATAAGAAAGTATGCAGATAATGCTTATGAGGGTTCAAAAACTTGGGTGAAAAGGAATAAACCCCAAGATAACAAGGTTTTGACGGACGAGGACATGATAAAGCATTTAAAAAGTAAAGGCTATAAAATCATGAAACCAGTAAATGAATGGGTTGAATGTTAATCCACCACAATTAAACAAACAGCGATATGAAAGGACTTATCAAAAAAATCCAAGATTGGGGCCGAGCCAAAGGCATAAACGACCCACACAAACAAGCCCTAAAAACAATGGAGGAGCTTGGCGAATTGTCCGGCAGTCTGTTGAAAGGCAAGCGAGACGAAGAGATTGACGCTATTGGAGACATAGTTGTATGCCTTGCGATTTACTGCGACATTCAGCGAATCGACATTGAGGCCGCTACGGAGTTAGCCTACGACACGATTAAGGGGCGCACCGGTAAGAACGTGGACGGGGTTTTTGTAAAGGATGAAAACAACTAAACAGACGACAATGCAACACGAACTGAAAACAACGGCCAAGCTCATTTTACGCTTCTCGGACGAAAACGAGATGCGGCAATACGTGCAGCGAAAAACCGAAAGCAAGCCGGTAGATGTACACATGGCGTGCCTTTACCTGTCCGAGTGGACGGATCAAGCGCATACGGGTTATTTTTTCTATCCGCGAGGGAACCATGAAATCGAGGTTACTTTTCGCCCGGAACTGCCTTATAAATTCCTGCTCGAATGAAAGAGCTACCAACAGTCTGCGTTAGGTTAGCGCACGAGGATTATTTTCCGAGCGTGGTTGCAGCACGTTGTAAGGCAGCAGCGATGCAAGCCGGGTACAGCATTTGTCAAAGCTCATTTTATGCGAATTACGGCGAATTAAAGACGCATTTTTTCGCTGCTCCGGGAAAGGGTCAGTGTATGTTTTTGAACCACCGGCCACCGGAGGCAAGGCAGGAAATGAGCATAGAAGAATTTGAAGAGATGTGTTTGGAATTAAAAGAATAGTTGTATATTTGTAAAGGCCCTGAGAAGCCAAACCAAGTAATTGAAAACTACTTAAAAAAGCCCCCGTGTAGGGATGCTCCAAACCTGAGGCAACTTGGCCAATTCTCAGCAGGTGCGGACTTCTTTGCAGCGGGGTTTTGAATTTTATGAAGCATTTTATTGTTCCCAAAAACATTTCAGACAGGGAGTATTTTCATCACAGAAACGCCTTAAAGGTATTTTTGATAATCTTGTCTGAAATCAATGCTCACGGCCATTGTGTTATCTCCATCAATTCAATTAAAGAAAAGGCAAAAATAAGTAGGGATAATACCGAGGAATCACTGCATTTTTTAATAATGAATGACAGGATTGACCTTTACAGAATTAAAAAAAATTTAGACAGAGGCGATGTTCTGTACTATATTGAATTAGGAATTAAAGGTGCGTAATTATGAAGTCTTGGGTACCATTAGCAAGAGATATAAAGCACTTTGAGTACTTTACCGACAGGAACGTATTACAAGTCTTGATTTATATCCTTACATCAGTAAATTATCAAGATAAATACTGGAAGGGGGTTAAAATTAAAAGGGGGCAATTTGCCACAAGCGTAGGCCGAATTGCAGCCGATTGCGATTTGTCAAGCAGACAGGTTAGGCTTGTACTTGAAAAGTTAGAAGCCCGAAAAACCATACAGATTGAAGCGACAAACAAATATACTATGATAACCCTTTGTAATTATGAAGATTATCAAGAAAATAGTATAGGAGGAAGTCAAACAAATGACAATCAAAAGTCAAACAAAAGTCAATCAAATGGCAATCAAAGGGCAACAACTATACAAGAATACAATAATACACCTCTACCCTCTTACAACTCTATTACTGATAATACCCCCCTTACCCCCCAAGGGGGAGAACCCTCTGAAAATTCAGATTTGAAAAATGAGGGTGAAGGCTCAAATACTCCCGTTAAGCAACCAACCGCCGGAGGCCAAAAGAAAAAAGGTGCCGCGCAAAAAAGAAAAGGTACGGGACTATCACCGGAGGACTGGGCTGCTTTAGCTTTTCCAACGATGATGCGAAACGACGACGACATGGAGCTTGCTTTTGATTTTGCACGCACCAAACCTGCTTCAAAGAGGACAGAAATAAGCGCAAAGAGGCAAAGGAACGTGCTTAATGGTGCGAGCATTCAGGACCTGCGACACAGCATAGCTTATGCCACAGCAGGAACGTATCAAGCCGTTCACCTAAAGACAGCACCGGGTCCCGACCAATCCGGCCAAAAATCCGGCCAATCCGGACAGAAACCGGCCTACCAAACCGCGCAGGTCAACTTTAAGAAGGAGGAAGATTTGATTGATTTGATTAAGTTTTACGGCGATGACCAAAGCAAGCGGGAGTACACCCTTGAGTGCCGGGCAAAGCTCTATTTAGTCCGGAAGGGCAAAGATAGTCAGGACCCCAACCTGTTAAAAAGTGTTAAAGAGGCGCACGACAGTGGGAAATTAAACTTGGATGACTTAGATTTGAACCCAACAAACAGCAACGAATGAAACCATTGAACCAACGATTGTGGCTACTTAGCCAACAGATAATAAAGCCAAAGGGCGAAGGCAAGCCGGGCTTTTTTATTGACGACAAGACAAAAGCCTTTTTAGCTGCTATTTGCGAGGCAGCAGAAAACCAAGAGAAGGCGATTATTTACGGCGAATCCGGCACGGGGAAAAGCACCGTTTGCCAAATCCTTGAAAGGGCATACCCGGACAATACCGGGCCTATTATTTTCAACTTGCCAAAGTTGCAGGGAGAAATGATGGCCAACCGCAACCCGGACCATCATTTGGAGACATGGCTGCAAGCTCATGCACACCGTTGGGTAATTGTAGACGACTTTGGCGCAGAAGGCGACTGGAAGTCCTTTGGGGCTAATATCAACTTCGCATATCGCTTTTTTGAGTATCGCAGAATCCGCAAAAGCCCGACTTGGATTGTCAGCAACAATGCACCCACTACTTTGGCCGGGAGATACGATGGCAGCGACACCAAGCGAGTGTTTGAGCGATTAAGGCAATACAGGCCAATCCATGCCGACTTTAGCAGCTTGACTGGCAAAAGCGAATTAAAGCCATATCCGTGGCCGAAATGGAAAGAGCCGGAGACGGAGCAAGAACCGGGTGTACCTTGCCCTCCGCACTTAAAGCAGGAGATTGAAGCCAAGTTGCGCCGGATCGGAGTTGACACCGAAGCGGACATTGACAAGCCGGGCCTTGGTAGCCAGTTGAAAATGCAATTATTTAAACACCAAAACAACGAGCAATGAAAACCGATGCACAACTAATTCACGAGCACATCCACGACATTCAGCAGCGATTGGAGCAGCGATTTGAGCAAACTGGTAAGGACGAAACCGAGCCGTTTTACAAGCATAGGTTTGTTGCGGAGCTTTTGGAGGACTTAAAGGGCATGGTTGAAAGAGTTGGTTATGTTACTAATGATACCGACCAAACAGACAGGTTTATCGACAGCCAATTTTGGTATTAAATGCGAGTTTTGGCACATTAAAAACCGGACAAATAACCGCCAGTAAAGCGAAAAACTGGCAAAAATTAGAAGCGATGGAAAACAAGCAGATAACCCCCGAAATGTTAGAAGCATACGGGTTCGAGAAAAACGACATGGGCGAAGGCGAATTTTATTACTCCCTGCGATTAAGCGATGAACCATATTGCGATTTGGCGTTTATAGAAGGCGACAGGAACGGCTTTATGGAGGTTTGCCTGTTTCCTTACGAGGACTTTTTTAGGGTGCGCTACGAGCATCAAATGCTTGCGATGTACAAGGGAATTACGGGCAGGGATTTGGTCGCAAAAAATGCGTAAATTTGGAGTATGGGACGTAAAGAAATTACCGAATGGTACGCCAAAAAGATAGGGAAATCACCTTCAGAGTTTGATGCTATTGACAAGCACATAGAGACGGTAATTCAAACTTGGGAAAAAGAGAGAAGTCAAGTGTTGCTGAATACTTCTACATTAGAGCAGGAGTTTAAGTTAGAGGCAGAAAAGGCACACAAAGCCTATGAGCAATTTGCCAAGCAGGTGCTTAAAAATACTTTCAGCGCATTATTAGAAGCGGATATGCCCAAAGGAAGCAAGCAGGTTATTTTGAGGCACATGGGGCATAGCACAGATTTATTGGATTGATTTAGTCGCAAAAAGTGGCAATATTTGAGACAAGCTGCCAATAATTTGTAATTCGCAAATCAAGAACCATGAGCGGATTTAGTCCCAAAAAATGCCTAAATTTGGTACATGGCCAAAAGCCTTGAACATAGCCTCCAATTAACATGCGTGCGTTGGTTTAGGTTTCAATACCCGGACCTGCTGCTTTGGCATACAAACGGAACGGCACAGAACCGGAAGCACGGGGCAATACTGGTAGGCATGGGATGCATGGCCGGAGTACCTGACCTGCTATTTTTCTACCGGGGGCAACTGCACGGGATAGAGCTAAAAACCGAGAAAGGGCGGCAAAGCCCGAAGCAGAAAGAGTTTCAAGCGAAGTTTGAAAAGGAAGGCGGGCAATACTACATTGTTCGTTCAGTAGATAATTTTGTAACTTTGTGCCAAAGCATTGTGCATGGAGCTACGCCCAATTATTTTAAATAGCATTGGTTTATTGGGGGATAGTATGTATATTTGTGGTATGGAAAAAAACATTGAAGAATACCCCGGATATTCATTTACTGATTGCGGAAAAGTTTACTCGTTTAGAAAAGGCCGAAAAAAAGAAATTAAAGGGGCTTTTGACAAAGACGGATACTTGAAAATTACCTTGGTGGATAAAGAGGGTAAGTTTAGGTATTTCCGAAAGCACAGATTGATAGCTTGGGCGTTTTTTGGCCAAAGCGACATGCAGGTTAATCATAAGGATGGAGACAAAACAAACAACAAAATATCTAATTTGGAGTATGTTTCTCAGATGGAAAATCAATGCCACAGAAGAAGAAAAGCCGGGTATGATGTGGGTGTTTGTTGGGCAAAAAAGGAAAAAAAATGGAGGGCATACATACAAGTAAATAAAAAATGGATGCATTTAGGTTTTTATGCTAACAAAGAAGATGCAAAAAAAGCATATTTGAGCAAGTTAGAAGAATTGCAAATAAGAAATAAATACGCAGCGTGATAATCGAGGTTAAAAAAATATCAGAGTTAAATCCTGCGCCTTACAACGCAAGAATTAGCACAAAAAAACAAGAAGGGCATTTAAAAAAATCCTTAGAAAAGTTTGGTATTGTTGAGCCTATTGTATTTAACAAAAGGTCAGGTTATATCGTAGGCGGCCACTTTAGGGTTAGAGAGCTTAAAAAACTTGGCTATAAAGAGGTTCATTGCGTCGTGGTAGATTTAAACGACCAAGACGAAAGGGAGCTAAACATTAGATTAAATGCTAACACAGGAGAATATGACTGGGATAAAATAGCGAACGAATGGGAGGCCGAACAGGTAAAAGAATGGGGATTGCCTATTCCTTGGGAGGATGTTTCCCAATTAGAGCAGGACGACCAAGGCGATGAATTTACCCGGTTAGAGGTTGAATGTAAAGACCCGGAGCAGCTAAACGACTTGATGGACGAACTGCATAGCCGAGGGTTTAACGTAAAGGCTAAGTAACGTGGCTGTCAAATCAACGAAAACCAACATTAAAAAAAAGGCCATGCTGCAAGCACTGGAAAAATCCCTTGGCATTGTTACCACAGCAGCGAAGCAAATAGGCATTGACCGCACTACGCACTACGACTGGTACAACAAAGACCCGGAATACAAGGCAGCAGTAGACGCAATCGAGGACGTGGCCTTAGACTTTGCCGAAAGCAAGTTGCACGCACAGATAGCGAAGGGCGATACAACGGCCACTATCTTCTATCTTAACAATAAGGGCAAGAAGCGAGGGTACAACCGACCCGACAGCAACGAGAAGAAGCAGCAGCAATGGCCGACGTCTATTTCGTTCCAAGTACACCCGACCGAAGCAAAGGATGGCGAATAAGTTTATCCTGCATGGCAAGCAGTTGGCCGCAATCCTTAACAGCGAGAAGGAACCAATCTATGCCTATGTTGGTGGCATTAGGTCCGGTAAGACAATCACCGGGGCGCATTGGGCCTTAAAGAAGATAATCGAGCGACCAAAGGAGGTAGGCGGTATCTTCTCCAATAATTCGCCACAGCTCAACCGGGCAACGCTCAAAGAGTTTATACAGGTCTTAGCCGATTATGGGCTAATTGAGGGCGAACACTTTGTCAGCGGCAAGAACCCGACACCTTACTTCGGCTACCAATCCAAGTTTGACAAGCATGGCATGGTTTGGAGCTTTGCCAACGGAGCGCAAGTGATTGTGTTCACCTTAGAGCAATACTTCCGGGGAATTGAGCTTGGATGGGCATGGGGCGATGAGGTCCAAGATGCGAGCCTTGACATATTGCAAGTGGTCCGAGGCCGTATGAGCGGATCTAAACACCCACGTATGCTTTGGACGTTGACCCCACCAAGCAGCAATCCGGACTTGGACGAATTGATTTATGGAGTAGATGCTATACCGTGTACCATAGGCACAACGTATGACAATGCACCGAACCTGCCGAGCGACTATATTACTTCATTGGAGAAGGCATTTGACGAGATCACCTTTAGGCGTGAAGTATTGGCCGAGCGTGTTACCTTGACCGGGCTTAACTGGCTCTATGCGTTCAGCCGTACAAAGCACGTAAGCGAGCAGGCAGCGTACAACGATAAGATGCCTGTGTACGTCTCCATTGACTTTAACAATAATCCGTTTGTGGCGGTCTTAGCCCACAGGGGATGGAACGGCACAAGCGAATACATCCACTACTTTGCGGAGGTGGCTATAACAGGCAGCCAAGTAGGCAGCGATGAGACATACATAGAGGCATTGGTACGGCATATCGAAAGCATCACCCCTGCACAGGCCGCCAATAAGAATTACTTTATTACAGGAGACGCCACCGGAAGGGCGCAATCGGTTATAACCAAGGTAGGCCGGAATATGTGGGCAGAGATACAGCAGGCGTTCAGAATCGGCGAAAACAGCATAGCGGTTGCCAAGTCAAACCCACCGCACCAAGAGAGCCGGAGGTTATGCAATAGCGTGTTCGCCAAGCACCCGGAGGTTCTTATTAACCCAGCTTGCAAGTTGCTAATCAGAGACTGCGAGTTTGTGCAGGCATTACCCGATGGGTCTATTCTAAAAGGAAGCAGAGCCGACCAGATGAAGCGAGCGGATGCCCTCGACTGCATGAGATACGACCTGCATACGTTCAGCCGTTCTTGGATGCCTTTTTAACGGTTTTTAACATTTGCGTATTGATTTGGTTTGTAAGTTTGTGGAAACAAAACCAAACGACATGGAAACGGAATTTAAAGTTGGAGACAGGGCTTTTGACGCTTTGCTTCAAGAGTGGGGTAAAGTAGCTCAAGTAAACAACAATGACGACCTATACCCAATTTTAGTTTCATTTAATAATGGAATACACAGAACTTATACGGCAGAAGGTAAGAGATTTGTGAGTGACGAAGTCCATTGCCTCTACCACCAAGAAATGGCAATCCTTCCCAAAGATAGCTTGGAGCGGGTTGTGCTAGGGGCTCTGTGTATCATAACTGGATAGAAGGGGTGATTGTTAAGGTTTTGCCAAACGGAGATGCTGTATGTTGGCTCGATGCAAAGAATCTTGATGAAGCCAAAAACGCATATCAAACACGCCCTTGGATGCACTGGCGAGAACTCCCAACCCAGCCCGAAAAAATTAAGCTGACCCGTGCCGAGATAGCCGAAAAACTTGGAATCGACATTGACCAACTCGAAATAACAGACTGACATGGAAACACTACTTTATTGGGCGGTTGGCATTTGCACCGCTTCGGCAGCGGCTACCGTTGTAGCGGCTTACTTAGTTTGGAAAACCGAAAACAACAAACCATGACACATTCACTTTACCTATCGATAATCGGTGCGGTTGTCTTTATAGCCGCTTACATTATACTGCGCCTGCTTAGAGACAATGATCGGCTAATGCTTGAACTGGATGAAGCTAAAGCCGAGGCGAGGACGTTGGATGCCGAACAACGACAGACCATACAGCAGCTTTACGGGCGAATCGGAGCGATGCAACGCCAAATAAACAAACTAAAATCCCTACCTTAGCACCGAGTTGTTTCATTAGTTTGTTTTGATGTTTGGCCGCCTTGCTTTTGAGTGAGGCGGCTTTTTTGTACCTTCGCAGCATGGCCAACCGTTCTATAGCTCAATTTCGCAAGAAGCTCAACGACATTACTTCGGAGGTGAACAATCAGAAGTTGTA